CAAGAATTTCTGTAAGATCAGAGGAAAATGGATCTCCTAGTAGTGCGCAAATCCTCAATGTGGGCATTCCAGTGTAGGCCATAGGACCATCTCCCCTTAGTGTTCTTATTGGAGTGTTCCTAGGATGAATTTTTAGTATTTTCATCACTGCGAGAGCGTTACTAACAGCTATAGACTCAAGACTGGCACCATCCTCTAAGCAACTCAGAGAGAGATTGTGTCTGGTGAGAGCATCGGACAGGAGTGTTGATCCAGGAGCAGACGTGAAAATCGCCACAAGATTCTTAACGTAGGGAGTCATTTTTTCGTTGGTGCAGAAACTTGAATATAATTCAGCTATATGTGCATTTGCAGATGAACAGTGTTTAGCACTCTTTCTAAGGTTCCCATGTGCACATATCGCAGCTTCTACTAAAGTAGAGGTGTAAAAGTCATTTGAGAACTTTGCTTCATCAGAGGATTCGTCTTCTGCAACCTTTATTGAATCATCAGAACTGTGGTAGGTGTTGTCTCTGTACTTCTCTGAAATATTCATTCTGTGGTCCTTCTTGGACCATGACTGCATAAGTTTGATGACTAGCCCATGGACCCTAACAAAGCAATCTCTGAAAAGAGTCGATCCAGCATGAATAATGCCTTGACCCATATGAGACACAGTATTGATGTAAGTTTTACCCTGAAGGACACAATTGTTGAACACCTCAATGGCTCCTGGTGATAGCTTTCCTAGTTTTGCTCGGACTTCATCTAAAGGGAATTCTCTGAAGTTGTTTCTGATTGTTGTTTTACCTGTGGCAGAGGTAACAACTGTTAGTCCGTTTGCTTCCAGAGTGCTCATGACTTTGGAAATCAGAGTAGGGTTGACAATAATCTTTTTGCCTGCGTTCCTGATGTATGCAGAACCAACCAGATTGAACATGTTTTTGGTGTAGAATAAGCTTCTAACTACATTAAAAAATCCAAGAGAATTGTGATTGGGACCCCACTTGGTTTCATCTGAACTTGCCACTCCTAAGTTGTTCTTGAAGTCACTTTGCACTTTTGATATGAGACTATCTGCAACAGAGCTCAGCACTTCATCCTTCCTTTTGTTGTGGGCCAGAATGTCATAGGGGGAAGTTCTAAGAAATTGTTTTGATGCCAATTCAGATAGGCTCATGTAAATTCTGGTGTTCGTGTTCTGAATAGCTAAGTCTCTCACACCACCAAATTGTGCCTTTGGTGAGATTTTCATAATTGAAGGTTCCTTAACATTCTTGTATATTGAGCAAACTCTATCCCAAACATTGGTGACTCCATCAGCTGAAACTGTGTCTGCCAAAGAGAAGGCCAGTCTTGTGCTAGTAACACTGAATGCAGACGATTTGCCCTTTGGTTTGTTAGTTACAGAAACTGCTGTTCTCAGAGCTTCTTTGTGCCCCATGTAAGGCATTTTGCTCATTGCACCAAACAAAGGCATCTCAATAGCTTCCTGCATGTTCAGAAATGGTAGTCCAACAGATCTCACTTGGTCAGGGCTTTTTGACATATCTTCTATAGTCATCAACTTCATTATTGTGCTTGCTGTATCATAGGATAGAGCACAAAGAATTGGCGCTACCTTCTCATCATCAGGTAGATGTCTGTTAATTGCTTTCCTCAAGCCAACCATTTCTCTAGAAGAAGCAGCATAATCAATGGCCTTGGGAAACATGTGTCCAAATCCAATTCGTATCAACTTTTGTTGCAGTCTGATGAGAGAGTTGAAACAAGACTCAGAATATTTCTGCCTGATCTTGTTGGACAGCTCATTCAACCTGTGGGTGTGAATTCTGATTAACTCACTGGTGAACTTGTTGTCTTTGATGTCCCCAATGTTCTTTTGAAGTTCCAGAGTCCCTTCATTGAACTCTTTGCATAAATCCAGATATTCTTGCCTCTCTTCCTTTTCCTCATAAGACTTGGTGCTAAACTTCACTGTGCATTGGTCATTTTTTTCTCCCATAGAATCAAACATTAGACTGGTTGATTCTTCTTCCTTGTAAGCTGAGTACTGAGCAGGCAAGCTCTCATATATGGACAGGGAAGGGTTGTGGCTATCTAGCTCAGAAGTGAGTATTCTGCAGGCATTGAGGCACTCTCCTATTTCTGGCCAGTTTTCTTTGATCGTGGTGTACTTTGTGTAATCTGCATTGAGCTCTGATTCTGGGTGCATGATGCTTTTGAGCTTCTTTTTAATCTCGTTTGTTTGCTTTACCACTTTCAGATGACTATAACTTCCTCCCATTGATGTTCTTAATGAGTTCCTCTTTCTTCGTTCTTCACTCTTGAGTTCCTTCTTAAAAGCTCGCTGACTGTGTGTCAAGTCTTTTATTTTGTCTAGTTCTAATAGCCTCTCTTTGACTTGCTGTAAACCTACTTCCAACTTCGATGGTGGAGAATTTGCTTTGCTTAACAGCTCAGACGCTCTCGTTATTGTGTTTGCAAACCCTGAGTATTGCATTTCAATTTCAACCTCCTTTTTGGCAGAGCTCTCTAGATTGAGGGCTATTTTTGAAACTGTGGACATCATGGCAGCATTTGTTTCTGGTGAAAACAAGAATTCACTAAGAGTTGGAGCTTTTGACGATCCTTCCTCTCTTTTCCTTGTGAACCTGGGCTTGATCTTCTGATTCAACTCTTCCAGCCTATCTTTGACCTCTGACTCCTCAATATCCATCTTCTTACTAAGCTTCCTTATGACATCATGCGAAACGGTGCTACCTTTTGAGAAAGTTGCAGAGAGTGCCTTGTGCATGTAACTGAAGGTTTCCCTTTGTGCCTTTGAAGGACTGAATGTGAGATCATATCCTGTCATGACTGCTGTTGATTTTGCAAATTCATTAACTTGAATACTTCTCAAAGCATCTTCATCAACTCCATCTCCTTGATCACTAGTAGACATAGTTGTCTTGGCAACTCTCCCTACCATCAGCTGAACTCTGGGGCAGGAATGTGTTGTTAGTTCCTGCTGTGTCCAAGTTTTGATCAAGGACTCCTTCATCTGCTCCCTGAGTGTTTCAAGCCTCCTGAAAGAAAACAAGGGCACCTGAATCACTTGCTCATACTCCAAGATATGATCTTTGCAATTACTACATGTCCTCTCAAAACTTATCCCCTTCTCTGACCAAAGCTTGTCATTACTTAAGCAGTGGTTTGCAGATTTTAGAGCTTTGCCTGCCTTTCTCATGCACTCACCAGGAATTTTGAAGAAAGCATTGTGAGAGTCTGACACAGAACTGCTTCCCATCAGCCCTCTCACAAAGTAGTGGACAGGATAAATGCTGTTAATCAGCCAGGAGGCATCAGTTATTCTGCTAAGGGTGAGAGGATCTAGCAAACCTGTTCGTTTAGTATAGTTTGGGTCTTTGCTTTTTGAAGTTGTAAGATGATCTGTCAGAGAGAGTATTGAAATGGCTTGGATTAATCTGGTGTACAATTGGCACTCGGGTCTTCTTGACTGCTCACACATTTTCCCTCCTATGTCAGAAGCGTTGAATTGTTCGTTAACAACATCATCATCGGATATCTGTACATCTGAAGGTTTGAGTTCATCTTCTGATCATTGCAGACCATGGCAGGAAGGGCCAGCAGCCTAATGAAGTTCAGTCCTATCAGAAACTCCATTTTTGCTGTATTTTTCTTTTGACCTTCTATCATACCCAACACTGTTCTTTTCAATCTTTTGATGACATCAAAGCTGTTTTTGTAAGCAAGCAGTGGAATTTGCTCCTTTGTGAGAGTTCTTGCCAACTTGACACATACATCTTTTGCTTTGAAGTTCAGTTCTGTTAGGTCTTCTTTGTCCCAATTGGCCAGTATTTTCCCATGCAGCTTGCCCTTCTCGTCATTCTCATTGAAATTATTCCCTAGAACCCCATCATGTTTTGAGAGCACATTGTTTAAGTGTTCCCAGGCCGTACTTATCAAATACATAGGTGCATGAATCATTGCCTGAAGGGCAAGCTCATCCAGCTTGATAGGTTTGCTATGCCTCCTGCCCTGTTCGGTTTCTCTGCTCAAACAGAAGGTGAAAGTATCCTTCCCTATCTCAGGTACTTTGACCAACATCGATATGCTTTCTGTCAGCTGAGCTCTTCTGATGTGTATGTTTTGCATTTTGTAGGAAATCATTTGAAGGAGTTTCCCTGCAAGCCTGCTCAGGAAGCATGGGTCACTCAGCATCCCATGTTCGAGTAGTGATTTTTTCAAAATTTCATTTTTGGTGTTGATCTCTGCTCTCTGGAAAGTTCTGACAGAGTCCAACATGTTGTCTCTAAAATCATCCAAGCTTTTTTGAGCAAGCTGATAAGTTTCTGATCCATAATCTTGTTTGTAGTCAGCTAGTGCCAATGTAATATCCATGTTACCTTGAATTGCTGGAATGTGGTTGCATTTGGCTTTCCTTCTTTCAATGTTATCCATCTCATCATAGAGCATGTCCTCTATGGTCTTCCCCAACCCCAAGTTCTCTTTGATGACCGAAAGCTCTACATCATCTAGGAAGTTTGGCACTCTAGTATTCCTCTCCAAATACCATGCTTTGTACAGATGAATCAAGAAGCAGCATGTAACCCTCCAGTTGTAGTTTGAATCCATAGAGTTTGTTTTCTCGATTACATTTTCACTATTCACCATGAACTCTTCAATTCGTATGTCCCTTGGATCATCATACAATGCTTGATTCACAGATAAAGGCTCCTCGAGGCCTCCCTGAAAGGCTTCCTCTCTTTTGATGACACCCCGTTCTATTAAAACTTCGACCAAGCTTTCTTCATTTGCTAGGACTTTTAGATGATCAGGCAAAAGATCAGTCGATTTCTCACAAAATTCCTCCACACAGTCTCTGTACAGTGTAGTTAACCTCTCTAGATCATCACCTGCATTCGGGGTCTC